GAAAGTATCCGACAATGCATAGAGGCATGTTATGGATACAAGATGTACCAGGATTTGAATATATCTTAATTCATCAAGGGAACAATGACGAGCATACCTCAGGTTGTTTAATAATTGGAGACACACAACAGGATTTAGATGTAAATTTTAACGGAATGGTAGGAAGTTCGGCTAATGCATATAAGAAATTTTATCCTAAAGTATCAGGAGCTATATTAGCAGGGGAAAAAGTTACTATAGAATACAGCAAGATTGACTTAAATGGTAAGCAATTAAGTAATGCTGCTAGTCCAGATATGATTAAACCTGATAGTGTTTATGAGAAACTCCAGGAGATAAGTGGAGAGATTCAAGTATTATCTGCTAAAATAGATGGAAAGGATATAATCTAATGTTACAGAAATTTAAAAGGGCAAGAAATACCGATGGTACATTCAAGAAGGATGTGAAGTGGACCCCTTGGAACGAAGCATGGAGCTATAAAATGAGTGAAGACCTCAAAGATATGCTTGAAAGAACTGCTTGGACCTTCATTGAAGCGTTCATCGGTGCTTTAACAGTTGCTCCTCTAGTTGGTGTAGACGCTGAAGTAATTCAGTTGGCTGCGTTAGCAGGAGGCGGAGCTGCTTTAGCTGTAGTCAAGACATACGCTAAAAAGCAAATATCTAAATAATATTTCTTTTTTAAATACACAACTTTTACATATATACCTATAGACTGTTGGTACAACAGGCAAAGGAGGTATTATGCCTAAGAAAAAAAAGCTATCCTCTGAAGAGTTAGGTAATAACTTTTACAAATCTGGATGGCAACCAGGCTATGAGATAGATAATGTCACAGGCCTTGGAGAAATCACACACGTAGGAACAGACCCCAACTATCAATCAAAGTATGATGAGATACTTAAACAATGGGGATTTGACCCTAAACATTATGAAATTCAGGGAGAAGTAAGGGCTTCATCCTGGAATACGCAGCTTAAAGGTGGCCAAGTAGAGACTTTCTACGCATTTAAAGGCCTTGTTCGTAAGAAAAAACCTGGACATGATAAATACTTTAAGCAATTATTTAATCAAGCTAAGAAAAAAGTACCTGTAAAGAAGTATGACAAGGGTGGAGACACGGCTTTCATGTTCTTTATGAGTGACTGGCAGTTGGGGAAGCGAGATTATGGAGTTGACAACACAATTAAAAGATATGATGTAGCCCTTCAGGATGCAGTCCAAAGGTTAAAAGATTTAAGGCGTGTTGGTAATGATATTGATGAGATATGGATAGTTGGAATGGGAGACTTAACAGAGAATTGTTATGGCTTCTATGATTCTCAACCATTTAATATTGAGCTTACATTACAAGAACAATATGCTTTAGCTAGAAGTATGATAATGAAAACAATAGATACATTCTTACCTTTAGCTTCTAAAATTTATTTAGCAGGAGTACCAGGGAATCATGGAGAAAATTCTCGTTCAGGTAAAGGCCAAGTTACCACGACACGTCTAGACAATTCAGACACAATGCATCTAGAGATAGCAGATGAAATAATGAAAGCTAATCCTGACAGATATAGTCATGTTGAAGTCAACGTTCCTGACGACTTTCATCAACAGGTAATCGTTAAAGGTATTACCTGTGCCTGGACTCACGGACATATGAGTTCTGGCAGTGGAAACGCAGAGAACAAGATTGAGAATTGGTGGAAGGGACAGATGTATGGCTTTCTTCCTGTAGGAGACGCAGAAATATTAGTAACTGCTCATTACCACCACTTCAGAGCTAAGCAACAAGGAGACAGAACGTGGTTTCAGTGTCCTTCACTTGACAAGAGCATAGATTTTACAGCTAGAACAGGGATGTGGTCTCATCCAGGTGTGTTGTCTTTCACTATAAATAGTAAAGGTTGGGACAACTTAAAGATATTATAGGTTTATAAAAGTATTTAAAATACTTTAGTCTGCATTTCTTTAAACTTACCTTGTTCATCTGCTGAGCTAACTAATGCATGACATGTAGCCCATTCCCAACTGTAAGGATTATCATCGTGTTGTAGTTTAAATTTTTGACCACAATATTTATTTCCTTCACTATCAGTATAAAATATTTTATTACTCTTACACATACTAGGTGCTTTACACCTTCTATCTGGCTCTGGTGGTATATCAAAGTTGTGTTCAGGAAATCTTTCTTTAAGTTTTCTTTTCAGTTCATCTAACTTTAAAGAATTTCCTATTGGGTCTAAAGCCATTCTGTTGGTAAGTCAGCAGACCCTATCCACCAACCCTTGCCGCAACCATTCTTATCTCCGTAGTTACTACAAGCAAAGTCAGGAATCTTTCCAAACTTATCTGGGTCGTTAGCTTTCTTCTCTCTGTTGTCTTCAATGTTTCCCGCCAACTGACAGGGCTTTTCTGGACATGTTTTGTTTTCGTATTTATTATTAACATCTCCGAATACTTCTTCAACTATATTAGTTGTGTTGCTCATCTGTGCCTGGAATGTAGCTAAGAAAGTTGTTACATCGTCATCAGACCAGTCTTCTACCTCTTTAGATAGACCGTCCTCTACACACATGTCGTATGCTTCCTTCTGATATTGTAATCTTTTACCTTTATCCTCAACCATAGTTTCTATTATGTTATTTATATGGTCAGCAACTGGACTTCCATTAGGAACATCATTAGAAGGGGACGTCCCAGTCTCTTGTGTTACCTGTTTTTTTTTAGTCTCTTTTGTACCAACAACACCTGAGTCATACTCTTCTTCACTCATTTCTTGTTCCCATAGCTCTAGTCCAATGCCTAGTCTCATACAACATCTCTTTAATGCGTCACTTTCTCCGTCTTTAATAAGTTCTCCAGGATTTTTATTACCTTTTCTTGCACGTTCTATTGCATTTGCGTCAACATCTCCACATGCAGTCACAGTCTTTTCTCCTTCAGGACTGTCAATAACAAGAGTACATCTTGCACCAATAACAAATCCGTCAGCAGCTTTAATAACTTCTACTGTATCAAAGCTCTTGAACAACCCACTATCAACAAGTCTCCTTGTGTATATATGATGTGGAACGTAGTCTCCAAAACCTTTAGGGTTTTTTTTCACTACACTTTTAGCAAAGGGTTTAGTTAATTCTTTCCACGCCTTAGTCTTTGCAGCTTTATCCATTATTTATTTCCTTTTTTAATTATCTTGTAAACACGTTGTCTACTTATGTCTGCTATGTCGCTTATTGACACAACACTATATCCTTCTTTTAACAATTTTCTTATTAGTTTAGTTCTGTCCTGTGACAGTTTTTTTAATTCGTCTCTTTTAGTAGCAATTAATAACTTGTTGAATAAAAGTTTGTCCACATTTGTGTTACTCATTTCTCCACCACTCACTTAAATTCCCTTCTCTAGTTACAATAAAATTTCTTGTTGCTCTTTCCTGTAATTTTTTAGATTTCAATTCTGTTGAAACAATGCCGAAACTAATAAGCATTGATTTAATCATCTTGTATATTGAAACAAAGAATCCTAATAAGAGTATTAAAAATACTGCTAGTCCTACTACTATTTGTATCTCCACTATTACTCTTCTTCTTCTGTATCAGCGTTGATAACTAAAGGTACTGCAATTCCTATGTTTGTAATCATAAGTTTGTTTCCCAACCTAACCATTGACGGTGCAAATATATCTGTACCGTCCTCTAACTTCTGTTTAAATAACTCAGTTAATAATTCTTCTATATTTTTTTCTTGGTTCATTCCTCTTCTCCTTGTTCGTTAATTTCGTTTGCTATTTTAATTGTGTTCTCGTTATGGTCATTCACAAACTCATCTAATAATTCTCTAAGTCTTTGGGGATTAGTCTTTGTTAGCATAATAGACTTCTCCACTTTCTGTCCACCACAAGCATTTGCTAACTTGATAGCCCATGTCTTTAATGATTTGGGGTCATCAAATAGATTTGACAATCAAATCCTCCTACCTTTCTATATATTTTTTTTAACTACTATCTATACTTCAATAGTTTGAGTCGCAGAATACTTAACAATGTATCTGTTAGGTGTGTCTTTCAGCTCTCTAACCTTAGCCATTGCATGACTGAGCTGATTAAATTCCCACGTTATCTCTTCACTATTGTAGATATTTATAGCTGTTACTACATACATCATACTCATAATGTTACTACATATTTACAATTTGTGTAAACAATTATTGTTAAACTAATCTTAGGTTGTTACTTACCTTTTCATCAGGCATTGATACCAAGTAGTATATGTAATGTCCTTTCTCTTTTGCTGATACGGTAACTATATCCCAACCTTCTCTCCTTAGGTCGTGAAGTAGTCCACCAAATCTAGTACATCTTAGGTCAAATACAAACTCGCCATTACTTATTGGCTCATCTTCCCTGAATGTTACTAATGCCCAGGCAATTAAATCTTTCTTAGATTTAACGTGCCAGGGAACTATCTTATTTCTAAACGATTTAACAATCATTTATTCTTCCTCCTCTATCTCTTCTATCCTTGCGTCAGTCAACATATCTATAACTAAGTTAGGATTATCTTTATAATCTTTGTTATTAAAAACAATCCAATATGATTTAGTTAAAATGGTGGGTCTCCTACTGGCTCTGCTGACCCTTCTCTTGCTTGGTCATAGATTGCCTCTGACTTTTCTGCCTCCCTGTATAGAAACTCTAACTTTTCTATGAGCTGTTTCTTATGGTATTTGCTTTCGTTGTACCTCATAAATTGTGTATCAGACCAAAACTTTATACCAACTTTCTTTGTTTCTTCTAGTTTTTCTAACTCATATTTTGTATCAGCAATCAATCTCTCTAATAAGTCATAGCTATCTACATATCCCATACCAAAATAACTTCTACCTCTATTCAGTTTGTTATGTGTCTCTTCCATAGCTTTAACTATTGGTTTATGTTCCATTATTTATTCCTTTCTTCTTTCATTTCAATCAATTAAATAGAATGCAGCTATATGAACAACAACAATAATAAGCAGCACTATTGTTCCTTCGTGCATTATTCCTCCTCACTTAATTTATGTAATTTATATTCAAGTAGTCCCTGTAATTCAACTAACCAATTATCGTTTTCAGCGTTTGATATTTTGGTAGCAATATCTATATATTGGCTCTCTGTAATTGTCATTATTCCTCCTCTTGTTCCATTTGGATTAAAGTTCTAGAAACGTTTAATGCATTATTCATTGCATGTTCTTTACATATTTCTGCCCATGCGTAAGGACTCATTTCTACTAACGTATCTTCATTTGTATCATTATATTTAGCAGGAACAAACTTATGTGACGCTCTATAAGTTGATGTAAAATTAGTTGTTGTTGGTCTTATGATTTCAGGAATTGTAAGTCTTGCGTCTTTCACACAATCAATACAATAAGTTGAAGAAAACTCAGCTTTATTTTTTGAGTAAGGCCTATATTTTAATAAATAAAAATTCCAATAATCCTTTTCTTTTAGACAATGAAGACAAACTTTATTCTTATCAAGCCCTGCCTCTTGAAATTTTTTCTTTCTACTCTTGTGACCATGTTGTATTCGTAGCTGCACTTCGTTCATACACTTAATACAATCTGACTGAAGTCCTGTGGATGTCCCTCTAGAAATATGAAACTTACTTCTATGTTTTGTTTGTTTACAAAGTCTGCATTTCTGTTCACTAGGTATATTTTCTGGATTAAAGTTCTCGTGGTGTTTAATGTAGTATGCTTTGACACTTGCTCTTGAACAAAATTTACAAGTCTTTGTGTATCCTGTTACTGTTTTAGCAGAATGATGAAACTCATTTATCTTTTTGACCTCGCCACATCTATAACATTTTTGTTCGTCAGGATTATTTTGTTTCTGTGTTCTTACCTCATGTGCTTTTTTATATCCACTATTAACATTCTTGTTTCTATTCATCCAATACTTTACATAGCTCTGAGTTAAGTCATGGTATCCTAGTAGATACTGATTTGGTATATATAATTTTTCTTTTACATCCCTGAAATAAGCACCAAGTCTTTTCCAATCTGGTTTCTCTCCGTATATTGTTTTCTCTCTGTCTTCCCCATAAGAATTTCTTCTGTCGCTATCAACACTTTGAGCATAAAGTATTCTTACTGCCTCTCTTGAAACTTTATATACCTCTGCCCATGCCTCCATTGGATACGTTGGGAATAAATCTACAAGTAATTTAAAAGTAAGTTGGTCTGGTAATCTATAATGTATTCTCCCATGAGTAGGACATTTCCTACTACCAACACCATTAAATTTTTCTTGTTTATCTAACCACTCGCAATCTATCCAGTAATATTTTTTAATCTCTTCAATATCTTCTTCCGTAAATCTTCTAGTTAATAAATCTTTTGGAAGTCTTGCTCTTTCCATTTGTATCTCTTCCATATGAGACCCTTTTCTTCCCCTGTATTCGTATTCCATTATTCCTCCCCTTTTATTCTTTCAAGCATGTCTGTTTTTTTAGTCTGTATTATTTCTGTCCACTCTGCATGGTCGCTGCTACCTGCGAATTGATATATGTACTCTGTATTGTCTTCTAGCCATTCAAAGTAAGAAGATACATGTCCATAATCTTCGCCTATCCAAAGGTCATCATCTGCATAATGTTTACTCATTACCTCATCAATATACTTCTCGCAAGTATTCATATCCCATGTAGATACTTCTTCAAAATCTACTGGTGTTGCCTTATCTAACATTTCGTTAGTCTCTGACCAGATTAACCACCTAAGTAGCTGAACACTTTTGTAAAAGAAAGCTACATTATTAAAATTCCAACCCCAGTTATCATCTTCGTAATAATAATATGCCTCGTCATCAACAAACTTGTTAATTACTTCTTTACTATATTCTTTAACTGTCATTATTTATTCCTCCTCTTGTATAGTTATCCACTTACCGTTTTCTAAACCAAGTACCTCAATAAATTCAGTGGTGTCTATGTAATTAGGTGCTGTCTCTAACCACTTGCTTAACTTTTTATCTGCGTCTCCTAAAGTTTCTGACATAACTGTCATTGTGCCTTTCACTTTGTATATATATTTCTTTAACATTTATTCCTCCTCTGTAACTCCTACAACTCTGTTTAATAAAAGTTGTTCGTTAGGATTTTCAACAAACAAATCCATAGCGTGTTCCTCTGCTTGTTCTTTGCTATCAGCATTAACAACAACTGACACTTCTCGTTCTATTTCTACTACAAATGACTTTGCACCTAATATCTCTTGCAATTCCTCTGTATGAACTTTTACTGTACGATATTCTTTAGCCATTATTCCCAACCCTCAACTTTCTTAACATCTTCAATACAAATATTATGAAAATTCATATCTCTATATGTTATAATGTTATTTTGTTGGTCATCTTCTAAACAACCCTCGCATATTTTTACTTTCATCATTATTCCTCTCCCTTGTATGCTCTTTTGTTATGTGCTTTTTCGTCTTGCTCGGCCTTCAGCTTACCGCCCATTGTTGTATGGTGCAGTTGCGTACCACCTAGCTTTTTAGATTTAGCCCTGCGTCTTTCAAGTCTATTCATTCTTCCTCCTCTATTACTTGTAAGTTAAACTTACCGACAAGTATCTTTAGTTCCGTGTCTTTCCATTTATCAAAACCAAGTTGTATGTTCTTATCAAATAGTTCTGAATAAGAACGTCTTGCTTTCGCCTCGCTTTCACTTTCAATTTCAAACTCTACCTTAAAAGTTTCTTCAAACTTATACTTCATATCTTCCCCTTTACTTTTTACTTTCACAATACTTAGACTGTTTTAGTTTCAAAAAGGTTACATCTTTTTTTTTATTTTTTAAAATCTCTACTAAAACTCTAGATTTATTTATCATATATATCAACGGTCATATCTTCTCTTCCCCATAGTTTTGTAGTTACATTGATGTAAAAAAATATTTGTTCAATCTGACTTTCATCTAAGGTTTCGTCTTCTTCTACCAACTTCATTATCATTGTCAATATTTTTATAACACGAGGGTTATTAACTTCCCACATGTTACTTTCTTTGGCCGCTAATTTAATTAGTTCAAACCTTCTATCCATTGTTTCCTTTTCTATTAAACATCTAGTAACACACAAATCATTGTCCTTACTAATGCTTTCGCAATGTATTCAACGCTAATTAATGTGCTACTAGATGTCTACTTTCAGTGGTTAAGCAACAGGGCTAGTTCTTAACTCTTACTAATAGACATCTTTAAATTATTTATCTATCTCCCAGTTAGCTAACTTGATTCTGCTCTTCCAAGTTGCATTCTTCCTCATCATAATTTCAGTATCTTTACTATTTATTTTTACGATGTCGTGTGTTTCATAGTCTAGAATGTGCAGGTCTTGGATACCTTCACATTGGTTGGCGTACTCATTTAATCTTGTAATGATTTCGTCAAGTGCGTTACCATATCTAGTTGCTACTAATATTTTTACTTCCTCTACTTCAATCATATATTTATTCCTCTCTTTCTTGTTCGTTACTTAATTGACTAAGGTAATTTAATTTTTCTTTAAATGTCATTTGGTCCAATTCATTTATTGCTTGTTCAATATCTTCAGCAACAATATAAAAAGTTAAAGTATAAGGCGTTCCTGCATTACCCATTATTTACTAACTGTTCTTCTTCATCTGGAATGTCCAGACCTAACTGTTCTTGTAGCTTGTCATAACTATCTTGTATATCTTTAGGGAAGTTTAAATATTCCTCTCCAATATGAGTTATGTACATACCTAAATTAGTATTGTATTTAGTATCAATTATTTCGTATAGTTTCATATATTTTTTCCCTTCGTTAGTTCTTCTTCTAATTGTTCAAGCTGTCCTTCAAGATAGGAAATAATTTTTTCTACCTCTCTTAACTTCTCTAACTTTTCTTTCATATTACTTAGACTTTCTTTTGTGTATAAAGGTTACAAACTTTATCTAATTATATTTCCGTGTCTATCAATACCGATGTTCACTTCTCTTAGTCTTATAGTTCTGTCTATTTCTTTTCCGTTCTTATTGATATAAGAAACATTTGTTTCAAGCTGCTTAGGATTTTGTGACCTGAACTGTCTCAATGCCTCCTTCAATCCCTTGCCCTTCAATGTAATAGTTTCTTTGTCATCAAAGTTATAGCTATATCTTTTCATTCTTCCTTCTCTTTCTTTCTTATGTTTCCCTATGGGCTACCTGCACAATGCAAAACAAGTAGCCCTTAGAGAGACACAAAGGGGATTGTGTCTATTTATTCCTCCTCGTCCCATTCTCTTAAGCTCAATAAAAATAATCTATCTTTAGAAGATTGGATTATTTCTTCTAGTTCTTCTGAACAAGTAAGCTCATCTATGTATCTAAATACATTACTGAACATTATTTCTCCTCCTCGTATTCTTCACAATCTTTATAAACGCATACGCCAAACTCATATTTATCTTTACTACCAACATAAAGAAGTTCCATACCACAAGTTTTACAACTAAAATCTATATCTTCTCTAAGTGGAAGAGTCTGCAACTTATCCATTATTCCCCCTTTTCTTTCGGCTCAAATCCTAAGATTATATTCGCCATGAAGTCCCAGTAATTATTAATTACTTTCGCTTGTAATTTGTCACTAGGATTTTCTTCTATGCTGCCCATATCTACTGCTAGGTCTACTATATCTTCATTCCAATATGGAATGTCTAAAGCTAGACCTGAAAGCCACTCGGACATTGCCTTTAGCTTTCCGTGTCTTTCAATAGCCCACCCATACTCTCTATAAAAACGGTTGAAGATATGTTTTATTTTCTCATCGTCATTCGTTAGTGCTTTTTCTTCTCCGTCCCAATAGTCAAGGGTGTCTAGTATATATTCTTTATAGTTAGCTTTATATTTTGTATGGTGTAGTTTCATTATTCCTCACAATCTCTGTGTTTAATGTCATAATTACCTATTGTCTCAAAACCTAAATCTAAATTATCTACTGTTGTGTCTTTAGGTATATCTTTAAAACAAATATCGCAATAATAACTATCTCTTTCTGCTACTTGTTCAATATATAAAGCCATTATTCCTCCTCCATTGTGCTTACTATCTTTATATCTTGGTCAACAAATTCATCTTCAAAATTTCCTGCCTTGATATCTTCTAGATATAACATTTGTGTATGTTCATCATTAACTAGGTCATAAATTTCGTTGCGTTGCAATCCATTTATAACGTAAGTCTTTTTAACTGCTACTTCTACTGTTACTTTCCCCATTATTCCTCCTCTTCTGTGGTCTCGTCTTCAAATAAGAATGTTCCATACTCTAGAAAACATTTCATATCTTCCATGATTTGTTGAACTGTTTCTAGTCTGTCAATGATTCCGATTTCATCATCAAAACCACCACTAGACCAAGAAACTCTCCAAGCTCCGTCATCTCTATTCCTTGTGACTCTTTTATCTCTGAATAGAGTAAAATTATCACTACCCCACCAACCTTTTGCAGTATAAGAAATCTTTGTATAACTTTTCTCATCGTTATAAGTTCTCTCTATATCCTGCTTTTGTATGTGGATTCCGTCATAGAATTCACGTAGCTTTGTCCCTAACTTGTCCACTTGATAGGTGTATTTATATTCTTCTTTAGTCATTGTTCTTCCCTTTCTTTCTTTTACTTTATAGTAAATCTGCGTTATTTATGTAGCTGTAATCTCCGTCATTCTCTAAGTCTCTCCATTGATACGGCTCAATTAATGGCTCATAGTCTTCTAATTCTTCCATGTTTTGAATTAGTTCAACCGTGTATCTAACCCCATTCTTGATTTGTTCTTCTGTTTCTCCTTCTATATCTAGATAGAATTTGAATTCTACTCTTCTCTTCATTGTCTCCCCTTTTCTTTTCTATTATTTAGACTATGTAACCTCCGAAGAGGTTACATAATTTATTTATTTTTTAGTAATTCTCCAATACATCGTATTTAATTTGGCTAACTTCAAAACCAAATGGTTGGGCGATAAATTTAATATCTTCTATCGCATTCTTATCAGCTATTTCGTATGCCTCTTCTTCACTATTAGCTTGGATTTCTCCTGTTTCTACTAATGTTCTTACTACTCTGTATTTTTTCATTTAGTCCCCTTTTCTTTGTTGAGCTTAAAGCTCCTAGAAGATACCCTTTCGAATATCTTCCGAGAGGTTTACTACTCTTTGGTAAAGCAGATGTTGTTTTCTTTTCTAAAGGTCTCTAAAGTCTTTAAGTTACCTTCCCAGTCTTCTATGAGAATGTTTGCACCTTTCTCAATAAGCTCTTCAATATCTCTGATATAGTCTCTGTAATCACTACCTCGTTGTTTAATAATTACAACATCGTTTATAACCTGAGCTTTTGAACTTCCTCCGACTACTTCTCCCTGAGCCATACTGTCTGTGGCTAGAAAACTTAGATTCATGTAGTCATAGTTGTAGGAATTATTTATCGCCTCTTCTTTATTCTTGCCGAAAGAAATAAATTCCTGCGTCATTGTTCTAGTTACTTTATATGCTTTCATATCGTCCCCTTTTTTGCTTACAACACTTAGACTACTTTGGTTACTAAATGGTTACATGTTTTTAAATTATTTTGTTTAGATTGTTTAGACACCCATACACCCTCTTAGAAAGAATTAAAACAAGTACAAGGTGGTTATATTAGTCCATATGTTGTACATACAATATGTAGACAAGGACAACATGCACACAATATATTGTATACGCACACACATACACAATATATAGTGTTTGGGGGGTTAAACGCGGCTCCCCATAGAATTCTGTGTGTATTCCCTTAGAATATACTGTTAATAATTTACCTATTTAATCAGTAAAAGAATGGGTATATTTAAGGTAGGTATTGTTTATTGTTTAGTACCTGTTTCTTGCCCTTTTGGTTATAACGAGCCACACTGCTTGGAAAGCTATTTTTTCTAATTTTTACTGTTCTAAGGTCCTCGAGTATTAGGTTTGCGTTTCTGCGTTATACTATTATGTATCCCTAACTTTCTGCCCCTCGATGGCAACTTTACTTGTAACAATATACTTAATAAAAATATTTGTTTTTTCTCACTATAGCAGGTTGAAACGATATGTGTAGAATTAGAAAAGAGGGTTGCGTTTTTTTTCAGGAGTTTCCTCCTTTCGCCTGGAATACCTCATAGGCGTAACCCTCAGGTTTCTGTAAACAATACTTGAATATTTAGAATTTATAGTATAATAAATTATTCATATTTAATTCCCTTTGATTATGTAACAATATTTAAATCAGGCAACTGATTTAAAAAAGAGGTAGGGTGTCTTAGACCAAGGGTACTTAAACATGATATTTGATTTATTAAATTGAAAGTTAAAGTACCTTCCTACCTTCTCTAAATAAAAAATTTTTTTTACACACTTATGATATAATTATCAATATTGACAAATTGGAGTTAAAATGCCCTACACAAAAAAAGGCAAGAAGAAAAGATATTCGTCTAAGAGGATTAAGAAAACTTCTTGAAAATTGAATGTCCGTCTTGTGGACAGCCGCTACATTTTATAAAAAACGTATTACAATGTAAAAGTAAGGATTGTAAACACTATGGTAAACGACAAGCAGGTAAAGGATAGAAAACTATGTTACGCTGCAGGATGCCATAGACCACTACCTAAAGGTAGGTCTAAATTTTGTAGTGATAGATGTTCCAACAGGATTGCCCAACAAAAGAAACGTGCTAAAAAAGCAGGAGTAGAATGGACTCAAGAAGATGATGTCCTAGATATTCCTAGTCAGAAAAAAAATGTTTCAGCTAGACGTGGACAGGTCTATGACGATATTAGAGAATCTGGACTTGCACTAGAGATTTTTGAAAAGAAAAATACTATTACTGGTGTAGCTAAAATATTAGGCACAACAGATGCTGCTGTCTCTATGGCCTACCAGGCATATATGGAAGATTTATCAATAGAGAAAGATAAAGAAAATTGGAAACTTCCTCAAGTTGCTGAAAAAACATTACAAGACTTTGAATCTTTTAGAGAAAGATATTTTAGAACAGAACAAGGTATACCGTATGAGACCCCTGCATTCCACAAAAAATGGATAGAACAAATTATGGAAACTATAGAAAGTGGAAATCAACACATGATATTATCTCCACCTCGTCATGGCAAAACAGATTTATTAATTCATTTTGTAATATGGCTTATATGCAACAATCCAAATATTAGAATTTTATGGGTAGGTGGAAACGAAGATATTGCTAAGAACGCTATAGGTTCTGTTTTAGACCAACTTGAATTTAATGAATTATTAATAGAAGAGATATGTGGACCAGGAGAAAAATTTAAACCTAAAACTAAATCAGCTAAGTCCTGGTCTCAAAGTGGATTTACTGTAGGTACTAGAACAGTTACTGGAATCAAAAGTCCAACAATGGTAGGTATAGGACGTGGTGGTAAGATTCTATCAAGAGACTGTGACATAATTATTGCAGATGACATTGAAGACCACAGTTCAACTATGCAACCTGCCTCTAGAGAAAATACAAGAAACTGGTGGACTACAACTTTATCATCTAGAAAAGAGGAACATACAGCTATGGTTGTTATAGGTTCTAGACAGCACTATGACGATATATATTCACATCTTTTAGAAAACGAATCCTGGACTACAACTGTAGAAGAAGCACACGATTCAGCATGTGTAAAAACTGACTGGAACGAAAATGACCATAACAAGTGTATGTTGTGGGGTTCTAAGAGAACATACAAATGGTTAATGGATAGAAAAAGAGCAGCAGAAACTACAGGAGGTAGAGCAATTTATGAAATGGTTTATCTTAATGTAGCTATGCCAGAAGGACTAGCTTTATTTAGTAGAGATGAAATAGAAGAATGTCGAGACCAGAAGAGGGATATAGGGCAGATACCTAAAGGCACACGTCTTATTGCAGGACTTGACCCTGCCTCGACTGGTTATCAAGCTGCTTTTCTTTGGGCTTACGGACCTGGAGACGGAATTATGTACATGGTAGATATGCACAACAATCTAGGTGGAGGTATTCCAGAAGCACTGAATGTAATTAAAGATTGGTGGCAAAAATATAATTGTAGTCACTGGGTAATTGAGGAGAACGGTTTTCAAAAAGCTATAAGACAAGATAAATCTATACGTGATTTTGCGTCAAGACATGGTATATTTTTAGAGGGACATGAAACGTATTCTAATAAGTTTGACCCTGTTTATGGTGTTACAGCTTTAAGACCTGCGTTTCAAGAAAAGATAATAAATTTACCATATATGGGTTTTGAAGCTCAAGAAAAGGTAAACTTATATACAAGTCAGTTAGTGTATTTTAGTTCAGCTAAAAACAAAAGCAAGACAGTAGGTACAAAGACTGACATAGTTATGGCTAGTTGGTTTCCAATGAGAGCAATTAGACGTATGCAAAAAGAACGATTAGCAGAACTAGCTACAGATTATGAACCTAGTTTTTCTAGTTACGAAACAAGCGATTTTGATGAAGGAATATGGACTAAAGAATGGTAAAGTCTAAAGACGAACTATATGACAGAATAGATTACCTAAGAGGTATAAACCAAGACGGTTTAATAGATAGAGCAAGAATACGAGATATTTTAAATGGTGGACAAAATGCAGTTAAAGCATTACTTGGAAATAAAACAAATTTAGATTTTCATGAACTACCTGCACCTAATATGTTTTTATCAGCTCTTGAAAGATTTGCACAAAAATTAGGAAGAACTCCAGATTTAAAAGTTGATGTTATTAATGCTAAAGATTCAGAAAGAGCAAAAAAGAAATCTGAAAAACTAGAACGTATCGTTGGTGCTTACGATGATATGCAAAAATTAAATTTACAATTACCACAAGTAGGTAGGTGGCTTCCTGGATATGGTTTTGTTGTTTGGTGTATTACATCTAAAAAAGATAGAAATGGAAACTCTTATCCTCAAGCTGAATTAAAAGACCCATTTACTTGTTACCCTGGACCATTTGGTAATGACCAACAACCAGAAGATTTAGCAATTATTAGTAGAGTTCCAATTTCTTCATTAGTTAAAGAATACCCACAACATAAAGCAAAGATAATGGGTAGTGATAAAGCTACTGAAAACAACGTATCTTATTTGACTTTAGGGCCTAGTCAAGGAAGTTGGGCTAATCAAAATGGAGATGGAAAAGTTGTAGTTGAATACATGGATGAAGAAGGAACATACGTATTTCTTCCAGATACTAGAACAATTATAGATTACATTCCTAATCCATTATTAAGTGGCCCAATGTTTGTAGTAGCTAAAAGATATTCTTTTGACCAAATGCAAAGTCAGTTTCAACACGTTATAGGCCTTATGGCCAATATGGCTAAAATAAATATTCTAGGAACCATTGCTATGGAAGACGCAGTGTTTACTGAAACAAACATAACAGGAGAAATAGAATCAGGAAAATATCGTAAAGGTAGATTTGCTGTTAATTATTTAGCTCCAGGTTCGTCTGTTTCTAAACCAGTTAATAATCTTCCATATCAATTGTTTCAACAAGTTGATAGATTGGAAAGACACCTACGCTTAGGTTCTGCCTATCCTGTTTCTGATGATGGACAATCTCCTAACAGTTTTGTTACTGGTAGAGGATTAGAGGAACTAGGTCAATCTGCATCTATGCATGTAAGAGAATACCAACAGGTATTACGAGATGCATTGCAAGAAGTAGATGCTAAAAGACTTGAATACGATGAGGTTATGTTTCCTAATAAGAGAAAGCCAATAGCAGGAATGCATAAAGGTACCGCTTATAAAGAATCATATACACCAAAGTCTGATATATCAGAAATGTATAAGACTAGAAGAGTATACGGAGTAATGGCAGGATTTGATGAACCACAAAAGGTCATCACTGGGTTGCAATTAAAACAGCAAGGTATTATTGATACACAAACCTTACAAGAAAACCTAGATGGGTTAGATAATATTACAAACATACAAAATAGAATTAATGCTGAAAAAGCAGAAGGTGTATTGTTTGAATCATTAATGGCCCAAGCAGCACAAGGAAATCCAAAAGCTACTATGGCTGCAGCAGAGATACGAAAGAATCCTGCTCAGATGACAAAGATACTTGATAAATTTTATACAGCCGAAGAAGAAACAACGCCTGAAGAAGAAGCTGTTATTGGTGGACCACAAGCACCAGTTCCTCAAGGACCAACAGATATAGCATCTGTATTAGCAGGTTTAGCAGGTGGACCACCTCAAGAAGGAGGACCAGTTGTCTAACCCAGAACAAGAATTAAGAAAAAAGTTTTACGATATAATAAATTCAGAAGATTGGAATTTAAATTATGATGCTCGTTTACCAAATATAGATGAAGTAAAAATAACAGAAGTTCCTTTAGGAAATATTTTAATGCCTACACCTTTACCTGGAATATGGTTGCATCTCAACATGGGATTTGAAGTAGAAATAGAAGACGATAATTTATGGTAAGAAAGAAAAAAATACAAGTTCCTACAAGAGCAGAAGGAGACCCAACAGGACAAACACAAATGTTACAAGAACAAGTGGACGCTGTTGAAACACCACTTGCTGTACAAACTCAAGCTCCTGTTCAATCACCTCAAGCTGTTCCTATGCAGGATGTCTTTGGTACACCTACACAAAAACCACAAGAAGCAGGTAATACATTAGGAGAAAGTACTCCTATGATTTCTGCTGCCGATGATATAGAAACTTTAAAAACAGTTCTATTGGAGAAATTTCCACAGTTATTAAGTAGATTCTAATGTCTTACTATTTGAATTGGGGAGAAGAAAAATTAGAAGACTTCCACTATAACGAAGCAAAAATTAAATCATCTGAATTAACTAAACAACAATTAGGAGATGAAGGCATAAATGATTTAGGAGAAAAAACCTCAAAGTTTATATCTATGAATCCATTTGAATCAGAAGATTTAGCTATAGCTTCAGCTTCTATGAATATTACTCCTAAACAATATAACGATTTATGGACAACTACAAGACCACAAACATATAATTATTCTGTTTCAGGAGATTCTCCTGTTGTAGAACTTTCTAAAAAGTTTTGGGAAGAAATAAAAGATTCTTATAATAACTACAAAACATTTAATAAAGAAAATCAATATAACTTATTTGGCGAAGCTGATGTAAAAAAAGCTGCTTTTATTAACGCAGCTATACTTACACTTAATTCATTGTTTGAAGCAGGTAGCACATATTTAGTTAACACTATTGGATTAGAACAAAAAGCATATCAAGCAGAATGGGCAAAAAGTAAAGGTTTAGATATAGATAAAGATTTTGCTAGGTATGTAGGAGATAAAGAAACAGAAAACAACGAAGTACCTTTAGCTATTAAATTAAAATCATTTGCTGCAGGGTTTAAATCATTTTCAATAAATAATGACAGGATGACACAAAGTCTTATAGATAATATATTAAATAAAGAATCTGCATCTTATACTCCTTATATTTCAGATAGAGCAAGAAATTATTTATTAAGTAAAAATCTTGTAGATGATTTAGGAAATCCAATGCTACAGAAGTCAGATTTACAAGCTATTGAAGAAGCATTCCCAGATGTATTATCTGAACAAATAAAAATAAAAACAGGTGGTATAGAAAGAAAACTTACATTAAATGAATCTATTGATGTTTATATTGAAACATTTAATCATTTACTTAGTAGCAATGTTGATGAAGGAATAGAAGCGTGGTTTGGTCGTGGTCAATATTTAGAAGAAGCAAGAGAATCTAGAGAAGGTTTTAAAAAAGCAAGTATTGCATCTAACTTTGGGGACTTAGTTAGATATTCACTTACTGGTTCTTTATCAGGAGAGTACAGTCCAAAGATGGCAGTACGTACTGAAATACAAGATGAAGCAGATGCTAATTTATTTTTATTAGAACAAGCATATAACTTTGGAACTATTACCGAAGAAGATTTTGAAAAAGCAAAAGCACAAATAGATGAAATAGAACAAACTCAATTAAGTGATATGGAGTTTGACCCTAAGCACGGTTGGAATGCTTGGATAGGATTTGGTTCTAACTTAATTGGAATGATTAAAACAGACCCTTTTATTATGGCTTCCAGGGGTGTAGGAGTAGGAGGAAGAGCTGTAGCTAGTGAAGAAGTGTTAACAGGTGTTGGCAAACAACTTGATGAACATATAAAAGCAGGTGGTACTGCAGCAGAGTTTTTTGCAGAAGGACAAGATGATGCTATAAGAATACTTGCAGATAAAATTTCAGACTTAGCACAAGCAGATGCACCATTGTTTAGTGAGTTAACATTAAGAGGATTTAGTCCAGAAGTTGCCTGGCGTATAGTTGATAACCCTAAAAATAATCCGCAAGGTTATTTTAATATTATTAAAGATTCATTAACAAAAGGTTATATATCTGATATAAGAGTTAATGGTAAAATGAGTTCTAATGCTAAAGATTTTCATTTACAACCGAAAGTTTTTAGCGATAACTTTTTAGACAACATAGCAGAAACAATGTCAGGTAATACTACTACTGCAAACTACATTAGAGGTGGTGGTACTAAAAGTAAAGGAAGAATAAGAACTGCAACATCTAGTATAAAAGATGTTTTCTTAGGCACTGATGTTAGGATACCTTCTAGACCTTTTGCTTATTTAACAGACCAAACAAGGTCAGTAGATACATTTATTAAAACAGGAAGATTGTTTAGTGTTCCAACTGCAGTTATAGAAGATTTATCTAAAAAGTTCTATGTTGCTGTACAAGATAAAAATTATAAACTAGCTCAAAGTATTTTTTATGATGAATTAATTTTAAGAGAAGGAGCTATACAATTAAAAGCTGCATTTGGTTTATCAGATGTGGAAATTACAGAATTTTTCTCTAAACATTTAGATGATGTAAGAGGGTTTGGAGATGAAGGTAGAACATATAGACCAAAACAACAAACACAATATTACGAGGATGATTTTGTAGACCCCTTTACTAAAGCACAATATGCTGACCAAATACCTAATGAAGAAGGGTTAATAGACTTTACTCAAAAAGCAGTAGGTATGGCAGGACAGGCTATGGATTTAACTATAAATATTCCTGATTTAAGAGCTACATTAATACATACAGGCATAAGAAGAAGACTTAGAAATAAACTTGTTGGTTCTAATCAAGTAGATGAAAGCATAAAAAAAATTAGAGCGGAAGCTGATAAAGGAGTAAAAGGTAACTTCTTTGACCCAGAAACACCATTAGGTCAAATAACTAAAGATGCTTTTTCAGATTTACCAGATGAATCTTTTTTATACAAAAAATTAGTTATGGAGATTCCATCTGCAATGGAAAGAGGAATGTTTGGTTTTATACGAAGAGTATGGATGCCATTACAACTTGTTACTCGTATTGCATTCCCACTTAAAATAACAATGGATGGTAGTTTAAGAGTATCTACAAAAGGTTTAGCTTCTATTTTTAGAAACCCACAAGAATATTTAAAGATGATAATGAATGACCCAGATGGTTTAATGCTTAAAGTTCTAGAAGGGAAAGGTGTAGATATAAAACCTTTAACTACATTGCGTGGTCCATTTAGAGTTACTAAGCCAATAGAAGGTGGAACTTTATCATCTAAATTACCTTTAAGGTTTAGAAAATCTTTAGGTGCTATTACAGAAGGGAACTCAGAATTTGGTGTACCAGAAGTTAGAGACTTGTATGAAAGAGACCCTAAGTTTACTTCTGTGTTTAGAAAAGACAGAGGAGATTGGGAAGATGTTTATAAAACAGGAGAAAAAGATTTTGCTGTACTAGATGATGTTTATGCTTCAACAGTTCAAGATTTTCAAGTCAAAGATGAATATATAGAAGCGTATATTGATTATTTAATAACACAAATGGCACACGACCCATTTATGCCTATTGTGGCAGGTGCTATGAAAAAAGGTATGTCTGATGAAGAAATAGTTAAAGCAATAAAAAGTAATAAATATTTAATGGATGAAATAGATTCTTTAAATAGAAAGATATTATCTAGGCAAAATGTAGATGGTAAAGCTCAGAATATTGTTGTAATTAAAAATGATAAAGACTTCTTAGATTTTGTTAAACACCACAGAATGTCTATTAATAACTTTACTGGTGCAGATAATGGATTGATTGAAGTTATAGCAAGTGGAAGAGTAGGAAAGATAGATGTAAGAGATTTTGAAGTATTAAGAACTATGAATACACAAAGTATCAAAAAACAGTTAACTCGTCTTATAAATAGAAACATAGATAATTTACCTGCTTCAGTCCCTGGCGTTAAAAAACCTGATACAAAAGGATTTATAGAAAGATACCAAGCATTAACAGATGCGTTATTTTTTACAGTAGGACAAGCAGAAGCATCATTAGTTCGTATTCCTACATTTAAACAAGCATATTTACATTACATTGATGCCAACATGGCTTTTGCACAACGAAATGCATTAGCTGATATGTTAAAAAATCATTATGACCCTAATGTTCCAGTTAATTTATCGGATGATTTAGTTAGAAAAGCCAAAAGATTATTAGAAGATAAACGTCTAGACCAAGAAGAAATAGATTCTGTAATGTCAAAGATAGTAAAACAGTCAGTATCTAAAACAGATGATGGTATTACTGTTGTTTCTTATAGTTCAGATGGTATATATACACCTAGAGCTTTAGGAGGTATGAAAGATAATCAATTAGAGTTTAATGTAAACATACAGAATGCAGAAAGAAAAGCATACATTACAGATAAAGAAATTGCCAACATTAGGTTAGGCGATGATAATACAAAGATAGGAACATACTATTCAAACCTAAGAAAAGAAGAAGTTGTATTAAATGGAAGCCTTCTTCCAGAACAAAAGTCTACATTAAGAAGAACATTAATAGATTTCTTTGGTCCAGATACAAATAAAGATGCTAATGCTATAGTCGATAGCTTTGAGAAATATTTAAAAGAAGTTAACTCTACTCCTAGTGTTAAAGAACTTAGAAAAGAACTTAAACTAGGAAATATAAAATACGAAGAAGTAGTAAATATTGCTCAAAGAGGTGGGCTACATTCTTTCTTGGATGAAAAGACTGGGAAGTTTATTATTAATAATCCTAAAAATAGTCCAATAGTTCAAGAATTAACTGAGATAGATTATCACACAATGTTAGATAGAGCAGATGTTAGGTCAGATATAACAAGAAACATGACCTATGATGACTTAGATAGAAGAGCATCAGAAGCAGCATTTGAAATACATAACAGATTACTTTATAACTTACTGGAAAGAGGATATGTTGCTGAAGCATACAGGTTAGGTTTACCGTTCTTTGAAGCATATAGAGAAGTACTGGGTAGATGGTTCCAGTTAGGAACAACAAATACTAGAGCTACAGCACAAGTTGCATTTGCCTACAGAAAAGGATTAGAAGAAAACCTAATCTATGAGGACAAGTTTGGAGAGCAATATTTAATAATACCTGTAGGTGGAACTGCATTGGAAAATTATGTTAAAAGTGGTGGAGAAGGAGTATGGACAGATGATATTGGTATAGAAGAAAGTGGAATAATTCTTAAAAGAAGTTTTCCACTATCAGCATTAGGTGTTGCAGGTGGTGGATTGTTTCCTCCACTAGGACCAGTTGTAGCTATACCAGTAGGTTTATTAACTGCAGATAATCCAGAAGCAAGAAGAACGTTAGAAAGAACTATATTTCAATTCGGTTTACCTTTTGAAGGTGGTGCAGGAGATTTAAAAAGTTTTGTAGGAGAAGTGTTAATGGAAGAAACATTACCTGCTACAGGAAAGAATATATTAAATTCTGTAGCAAGTAAATTAGGATTCTCAGGTTTAGATGAAGATTTGTATTCGTTAGCAACTACACAAGGTACACAGATAGCTTCAATATTATTTCCTGATGAAGTACAAGACTCCGAATTTTTATTTGATAAAGCTGCAATTATTAGAGATAACATTTATCAATTAAAAGCATGGGATAGAAATATTAATCCACTTGTTCCAAGGATGAATGTTTTATACAGAGCAGATTTAGAAGATAGTACATTCTTAGAATGGTATGGAAAAGAAGGAGAAGATAGCGGTCTTGTATGGAATAGTTTTGTTGAGTTATCAGTAATACATAGTTTCTGGAGAGATATAAAAATTGAATATGCAAAAACTATGGGTGTAAAAGAAGCAGATTTTCAAGCTACAAAAGATATAGTTAGATTTTTAGGACTAGATAAGTATTCATTAGAAGATAGTTTTACTTCTGCATCTATGCAGCTTAAAGGAAAATCTATTAGTGAATCAGGTAAATTACCTATGACCAAACCTGAATATGATTTCTATTTAGATAATCAAGATTTATATGAAGATTATGGTGGTAACGTTTTATATTTCTTTGATGGTCTTGGAGAAGGGGAAATAGATTACTCAGCTTACGGTGCATTAAAAGGATTAGGAATGGTAACTCCATTAACTAAAGAAGAGTTTTATTACAGAAGTGCTACTTATGCTGCTTCTATAGTAGAAAGAGCAGCTAAAGCTGAAAAGGTAAGAAAGTTTGAAGAAGCAGGGTTAGGTCAACAAGCAATAAAAGCTGAACTTGCAAAGGTAGATATAGTATTAGCTAAGTTATTCCCATTAGCTTATGGAGACCCAGTAACTAAAGCAGAAGAATTAGCAAAGTTACCTGGTTATCAATTACCAAAAGGAGCAGACTATTCATTTAATGCAGAACTTATTACTAAAGCAGCTAATGACCCAAGATTTTCTGAATTTGCAATAACTCCTGTTATAAAAGAATATACTGATTATAGAACAGAAGTTCTTAAAGGCGTTCAATTAGCTAATAAGATGGTTACAAAAGAAGATGCAGCTTATTGGGTAGCAACTAACGACAGTGCTAAAGCACAAGCTGTTAGAGAATTACTATTTAAGAAAGCATCTGAGTTAATTGTTAAAGACCCAATGTTCGGTGTCGTCTTTGAAGAAGTGTTCTATAATGAAGTAGTTAAGTTTGGAGTTGAAAATTAATGTCAGGAAGTATATACATAGCAAGAACAGGTAGTGTCTCAGATATTATTGAGACTGATGGTGTGGAACCAGAAGACGATGTAACACAGTTTATTATAGATTTACTAACAGACCCTGATAGAAACAAACCTTTAGGAGAAGGTTTTCAATCTAATTATGATATGGAAGTAATAGTTGATGGAAATGTCATAATGAAAAAAGTAGATGCTGAAGAATATTTAAAACAACAAGGATTTAAACATGTTTATTTTGCAAGAGATGCAGGAGAAGTAGCAAGAGATTTAACTAAAGATAATATAGCAATTATTAAAACACAGATGGTTAATGTTGGAATTATTGATGCTAATAAAACTGTAGGTGTTGCAGCAGATGAGGAATTTGTTAAAGGTATAAAACAACTTATGGAGTTCAGTATGAATACAGGAGGCAAGGTAAGTTGGCTAGGTGCATTATCAACAATACGTACTGATTTTAATGCAAGAAGAGCAATGACTACATCTTCTCCAAAGATTGAAGCTGAAGAAATAGATGAGTTAGTAGATGATACATTAACTAAAGCTAAAGCTAGAAAAGGTGCTGCACTAAGTATTGAAGAAAGAGACTATATTTCTAATAGAGTTAAAGGATTAGCTAAAGATTTCAACATAGCTTCTTCAGAATTAGGCCAGGGAACAGATGCTAGGTTTGAATATACACCTGCAAGAGAAGGAAGCACTAGAGTAATTGAAGGAGATACAACAGTAAGCTCTACAAGTAGACCTGAACAAACAGTATTTATTCCAGGAACAGAGGCAGAAGAGCCAGATGTCGAAGGATTAATAGAAGATACTGATGAAGTAATAGAAGAAGTATTTGCACCTAGAGAAGAACTAGAAGCACAATCACGTGCAGCAGGACAAGTAGGAGCAAGAGCTGCAGATACTATAAACAGTTTAACAAATTTAAGTCGTAGACAAGTCAAGAGATAATGCCTGAAAAGATAGCAGTTGGGTTATTAATATTTCTGCTTAAACAAGCAGGAGCTTCTAATTCTGATATACCAAATATGTTAGCTATTGCACAAATGGAATCAGGCCTTAATAATAATATTGAAGGAAAAGAGAACAAAAATAAAACTAGAGATGTAGGTATATGGCAGATAAATGCAGAATCTTACTGGCATGACTCTGAGGGAACAAATGATAACTCAAAAGGACCTGATAATTTTACAAAAAAATGGATGAAAAATAATGGTGGAGAATTAAGTTTTGATGATTTCAGAGAGAAAGTAAAAACAGATTTAGAATACTCAACACAATTTGCTGTTGATTTAGTTAAATACAGAAACGATAATCCTAACAGTTTTCCAGATGGAAAGTATGGTGCCTGGTCTGTATGGAATCAATTTATAGAACCATACGTAGAAAAAGGTATAAAAGATATTATAGATTCAAGACAAGAAGATATGGATTTAGCAGTAAGTTACATAGACAACTATGAAGAATTAGAGGAAACACCACCAACTCCAACAACTACGACTACAATACCTAGTACAAGTACAACAGTTGTAGACAACGGAGATGACGTGGTAGAAAAAGTAGACCCAAGAAAAAGAACTAGAAGAGAATTAGAAATGAGAGAAAGTTTTTCTAGAATGACTGCTCCTGAACGAGTTCCTTCAGGGACATTTATGAAATCATACCAACAGATGGTTGATTTGTTTGAAGCACAAATAAACAAGCAAAGAGAATCAAATGGTTTACCTCCTGTTGATAGACAACTAGCAGAACAATCAGTGTACATGTCTAGTTTTGATAGTTTTAGGGAAGCTATAGATGTATTAAAAGGTTTAAGTTTAGACAATGACTCCTGAGGAGATACTTAGAAAAGTAGGTCTCAGCGTAAACGATTTAAGACAGTATGCTTTAAAAAGATTATTAACTGTAGATGCAGCAATGCATGGCACATCAATCGCAGGTATTACTGAATATCTTACTGATGTTGCAAAAATTCCACTTGACTTAGCAGAAGATATGATGGCAAGAATAGTAGGAGAGTTATATGCTTTAGTTCCTGAGTCTGTAAGGACAAGAAGTGTGTTGTCAAGGATGGCAGGTAATTTACCTAAGAAAGCTCAAGATGCAGCAGCAGAATTTACTGATTCATTTGAAGAATTAGCAAAAGCATTTTCAAGAAAACCTTTAGGAGAGGTTGATGAATTTCTTAAAATAACTACTACTGACCCACGTATATTAGAGTTAGCAGATAATTTAAACATGAGTTTCGATACTTTATTAAATACTTTATATGGTAACGCAAAAGAATTTCCATCTATTTCAGATAAAAGATTAGAAAATATATGGAAAACTTTTAATCCTTATAATACAAATCCATCAGTAAAAAATTCTTTTGCAGATTACGTAGATGATATTGGTAAAAAAATTACAGAATTTGTTGATACAAGACCTAGAGGTGCCTCATTAGGTGCAGCTATAGCTGATGACCCTGTGTTTACAATTACAGGAGATATACCTTCTCAATTTAAAGACACACCTACAAATGTAGTAGATGATATACAAAAAATAGGTACTTTAGATTATCAAGGTCAATGGCACAATACTCCAACTGTGAACCTTATTAAAACAATAGAAGAAAATAACTTAGAGATATATGTTAAAAATAAGAATGGAGAGCTTGTTCGTTTAGGATTAGATGAAACTGCACAAATAGGAGAAAATGCAATACAAGGTTCACCTATGTTTGATGATGGAAAAATTGCAATAGCTGGTGTTATTGAAAAAGTAGAAGATGGTTATGCACTAGATTTATATGGTAAAAATCCTGATGAGTTAGCTAAATTACAAGAAGCATTACCTTCAAGTTTAGACCCTCTTAGAAAACCAGAAGGAACTCCATACAAATTAATACCAATAGACACACCTACAAATGTATTAGATGAGATTGGAAAATTTGTAGACCCTGAACTTGCTAGGAAAGCACAAAAAACTTTAGAACAAGCAGGGGAAGTAGGTGCAGCTCTAGCAGATGCAGCTAAAGAATTTGTTAGTAAAGCAAAGGATGTTACAAGTAAAACAGCAGGTAGAGCAATGAGAGTATTAGACCCAGGAGATTTAATTATTGAAACTAGCATAATGCAAATGGGTAAGAAATTGGGATTATCTACTATATCTGCAGGAGCTTTATACGCATATATATTATACGAAGGTTCTTTATTGTTATCTGATGTAGTCAAAGGCTTAGGAGAAGCTAATGAAAAAGCAGGATTATCAGCAAACAAGGTAGAAGACTACACAGGTTATTCGTTTACTGGTGGTAAGACAATAGATAATAGAACTGTTGATTACAAACAACCAGATATGAGTAACTATGGTAAAGATTTTTGGGAAGGATTTACTACAGATTCAGCATCAGATAAATATTCTTTAAGTTATAAGATAAGCAAACCTATCTTTAATAGTTTATTTGGGGATGTTTATGGTAAAATACAAACAAATACTCCTACCACAGTTGGTGGCGGAGGGAGAGTTAGAATTATATAATGGCCAATGCACAAGAGAGAAGTTTATTAAGACAGTTAATCGATGGTTACATTGATAAAAATGAGTATGATAGAAAAATTAGCGAGTTAAGAAGCACTGCTGATACACCTGAAGCTAAAGAAGAAAGGTTTAATAATTCTAATGTAAAATATACAGTTCCTGGTCAAGGTTATTTAACTTTAGAAGGTATTGAACAAGAACAAAGAAACAAACTAAAAGAAAGTTTAGAACAAACTGGCGATATAGATATTAATACAGCTAAAACAGCACAAGCAGATGCACAAGCAAAAATAGATTATATGCTTAGTGATGAATATAGAGAAGATTTAGAACAAGATAGATTAGATAAAATTAAAGAAGAGACAGAAGCTACTGGTGGAATGCCAAATGTAGATAGAATGCAAGGTATACAAGCTACTCACGAGATGCTTACAGGACATATTGATGATGCTAAACAAAGATTAGATGCAAGAGGTTCTGATACACCAATAGTATCTGAATATTTACCAATAGATAACCAACAGCCAGGAGATGGAGAACAACCTCCAGGAGATGTACCACCGCCAGTGGTAGAGGAAGAAGAAGTAGTATCTGATAATTTATACGGTAGATTAGGTGGGCAAATATGGAATATAGACGGATTAAATTATATAGTATTTGATATACCTCAAACATCTATGCACATGGCATACACAGCTACTGATGAACAAATAGATAATTTTTTTACAGTAGATAAACCTGCTGTACAAACATTTGATTTCAATTCTGAACAATGGTCTAGTTCTTATTTATTAGGAAACATAGTTGAAGTAGATGTTGAAAATATGGAAGTATCTGGAGTAGGTGGTTTTTTTGAACAGATAGTTTCTAACTTTGACAAAGTTAAAGAGACCAGACCTTGGATGGAAAATGATGAGATGTATTCTTTATGGTTAGAAAGTATCGTTGAGAATAGAGAGATAGCTGATTATGAATGGGAAGGTACTGAATGGTGGCAGACACATAGCCAAGAAGAAAGAGATTGGTTGTTATTGTCACAAGGAAAAGATTTAAGTACATTACCTAAAGATGCAGAACAGTTATTAAAAAATAATGCTATTAGAGCTAAAGAAGTTCTTAGACAAAATGGTGTATCTAATCCAGATGATGTAACTTTTAACGGACAGTCTTTAACAGACTGGTTTGGTAATAAATTAACAACAGGAACCTGGACAGAATTGCAATGGTTAAATCAAGCTAAAGGATTAGGAGACCCATTATCTGGTATTCAACAAGAACAAGCACTTACAGATTGGTTAAATGGTTCAGCTAAGCAACCAGAGACTACACAAGCAGGATATGCAACAGCAAGAGCATTAGCAGAAGAATGGTTAGGGCCTTTGTATGGAACATTTGAACAAGCTGATATAGATAAGTATGCAAGTATGATTAGAAATGCTGAAAGTGAAGAAGTAGGAATACAACAAGTTCAAGATAGTTTAAAAAATATTAGAAAAGTTTTATTTACTACAGATACTTATGATGAAAATCTAACTTACGAAGAAATAGCACAACCGTGGAGAAACTTTTCATTTCAATTACTTGGAGAAAGAATAGACGAAACAAGTACAGATTGGATAGAAGTATTAAATGCTAATGACCAACAAGAAGCTAATAAACTTCTTACTACTTACGGTTTAAATAAAGGTAATGAAACCATAATGGATAAAGTAACTGATGATATAGGTAGTTTCTTAGGTGTTGGTCCACAAACTAGAGGTATAGTGAGAGGACAAAGTACATAATGGCAACGTTATCATCAACAGCAAAAGCAGCAATTATATCTGAAGCTAAAAGTAAATTTGGTCCAAACTTTTCTGATGAACTACTGTCAATATATGTTGACGCATATATAGAAAGTGGCAATGATTCAGTAGAAGCAGGAAATATTATGAGACAAAGTGATGCTTATGCAGATGCTTTCCCTGGTAACTTAAATCCAGACGGTGTTTCTGTTAAATATTCAGAAAGTGAGTTCTTACAAATAGTAGATGCATATAAAAGAAAAGTAGAAAGTCTAGGTGTTAATGCTAATGTAATAATTACTAATGATAGAATTGCTACGTTAATAGAAAATGTAGTATCTCCTTCAGAATTTGGAGAAAGAGTACAAGCTGTATATCAAAATGTTTTAACTGCAATACCACAAGTAAAAGAATTTTATCAATTAAATTTTGGTCAAGAATTAACAGATGCAGAAATAATAGCTAGTGCTATAGACCCTAACGTTAGTCAGCAGTTAGCAACAGGTGCTATAGATGCTTCAACAGTTGTATCACAAAATATACTTAGGTCACAGATTGGTGGTCTAGCTTCAGCAGAAGGATTTAATATAACATTGACACAGGCTGAGACATTGAGACAACAAGGATTGACAGCTAAGACTGCTCAACAATCATTTAGACAAGCAGGTCAAATACAATCTATAGCAGAACAACAAGGTAGAACTACAGATGTAGTTGATATAGTGGGTGGTTTAAGTGGAGACCCTGAAGAACAAAAGAGAATACAAAGAATTATTGGACAACAAGAATCATTATCTGCTGCACAAACAGGAGCAGTTAGAAGTCAAACTGGGCAATATACAGGTCTAGAAGAAATCTAAATCTAAACTATACATTCATATATTTATGATATAATCATTATGACCCTGTACTAAGGTCTGGGGGTAAAACTTGACCTAGAACGAATACGGTCTTGATGCCTACTAACAAGACCTGCCAAATAAAAAAAGTAGTGTAAAAAATAGGCAGAGGATACCTGATGACCTCTTGGAAAAAAACATTAGAGAAATGGACAAGTGAATATGACAGAAGAACAAGAGTTAGACTCTTCCGAAGCAAGTGAAGACAAAAACTGGAAAGCAATGAGAGAGGAAAATAAAGCTCTCAAAGAAAAGCTAGAGGTTTTTGAAGAACAAGCAAAGGTAACTGTGTTTAAAGATGCAGGACTAGATACCACACAAGGTATCGGTAAAGCAATAAGCCAGGTTTATAATGGAGACTTAGATGTCGAAGCTATAAAAACTTTTGCAGCAGAGGAATACGGAGTCACTATAGAGGCTGATGTTGGGCAACAAGACGGTATTCGTGATGAGATTCAAGATAGCCAAAACAGGTTAACTAACATAACAAAAAACTCAGTAGTAGATAGCTTTCAAACTGATGATTTAATCGAAGCGATTAGACAATCAGAAGGAAAAGAAGGCGATATTAGAAGCTCTATGCGTCTAAAACTTGCAGCTATAGAAGAAGCAAAAAAGAACAGCTAAGTAGTTTCTTTTACTTCTTCTAAAAAAATAAACAATTTAGACAATTTATATAGGAGAAGATAAAAATGGCAGACATATCGTTAACTAATAACACGATTTATGCACAAAATATCAATAACTTTACTGGTGAATTGTTTAAAGTTGGTGGTCAAAGAACACCTTTACTGTCAGCAGTTGGTGGTTTGAATGGTGGTAAAACATTAAACTCTACATTTTGGCAAGTCCAAGTAGAAGATAATGCAACCATTTCTTCAGAACCAACTAAAGGACAAGAAGGTGCTGCACCTACAGAATATCTTGGAAGAGACAGAGCTGCGTATACTTATGTAACTCAGATTTTCCATAAAGGTGTACAAATGACTTATACAGCTTTAGCATCTACAGGAAACCAAAATCCTTTTGATTTGTCAGCTAATATTGCTAACGCCTCCGATGGAGACGGAACAGTAACAGCAGGAGACAAACTAGGATTGTTTGGTGGTAGTCCAGTAAATGATGAATTTGCATTACAGCTTGAAAAAGCAATGGAAAAAGTAGCAAGAGAAGTTGAGTGGTTTGCATTCAATGGTTCTTTCTCAGATGGTGCTAACACAACACCTGGGTCAGGAACTAGAGAAATGTACGGTATTGATGTATGGATTACATTAAACAAAAACGCAAGTAACTCAGCAGCCGTAAACCCATTGGGTGGTAACTGCTACTACAACGACACAGACGGAGACGGAACTGGTTCAACACAAGTTATTTCTTTCGCAACTATTTCAGGTGCGTTAAAGAGAATGTATGATAACCATGCACCAATGAGTCAACCTGTATTGTGCGTTAGCCCAAAACAATTACTAGACCTTAACAATGAACTTGTTAAAGGTACAGTTGATATAGCAGGAGCAATCATTCCTAGAGATAGAAATGTTGCAGGCTT